CTTAGCGGAAATCGTTTGCTTGTTTCCTCCGACTACGCGGGGTGGTCTGGTGAAGCTGTTTGCCATATTATGCGGGGTCCGTCGTCTGGTTTCCTCCCTTGTAGATCACTCCCAAGAATCCGCCAGCACCGGATGCCTCGTATTCGTAGCTAGTACTCCAGCTTTCATCGTTGGAAGAGGTGTCAATAATGCCGGTGAGCATCCACTGGTATCCAGATGCCAGACTTGGCGCTCCTGGCGGCGATGCGACGATTGTGCCGACCTGCTTGTAATCCGCGTTTGCCGCAGGCTTGTTTCGAGAGACGGAGCGCGAGTGGCGAACCGTCTTGCGTTGGTATGTGACGATTCCGGCCTTGATCAGTCTAGCGTAATCAAGCGGGGATGCTGTCACATCGCCCTTGGTCACCTCAAGCTCTCCAAACTCCACCTTTACATCCATCTCGCCCGTTGCGGCATTGATGGTGACGAACTCAGGATTAGCATCCTCATCGTCTGGATCGTAATTCATGTTTGGCTCGATGTTGCCAGCGAGCAGGTTGGCCAGCTTGTTTTTCTCCTTGGTCGGAAACAACATGGCAACCGGGTGCGTCATTATCGGCTCCTCGGCAACCACAACTCGACGTTCGTATCGGTCGTCATCAGATTGCTCGCCACCGTCCTCGTCGTATGTCGCGGTCAGCGATACGCTCTTGGTGTAGGTGGCCTTGATCTGCCAAGTGCCGTCCTCATACATCGCGCCCTTCGTCGAGAGCTTGGCCCCGGCGTATTTCGAGCAGGCACCAATCGGCCCGTTTGCCCCACTTGGAAGCGAAGACGGGATCAGCTCAATCGCCGCTTCCATCCCGATGCCGCGAGAGTTCACGGCACCCTCGACGCTGATCTCCGCAAGGCCCGTCTCGTTGACGCTGATGTCCGACTTGGTTTGCTCCCAAGTGATTGCGCTGGTCGTGATTCCGTAGGTGGTGCGAGCCATATTATGCGTAAGTTAAAGGTTTGCCCTTCCCGGTGTTGCTGGCGATCTTCTTTAGTTGCACAAGGGTTTCCCGCTGATAGTTCACGGTCGCAACCGCGCTGCTGTATTCCTTGACGCTGCCGCCGATCCTCCCGGAAGAGGAAAGCATGTCGGACGGGTTCATGCGGAAGCCGGATAGATTGGAAGAAATGTTTTCGTTGAGCTTGTTCTGGTAGTCCAAGAAATCTTGAACACTTGGTTGATCGTGCATTTCTCCGTATTCGGAGATTTTGCGCCTAAGTTCTTCTTCCTGCTTTGCATAGCCAAGCCGCAATTCAGCTTGCTTTGAAATGGCTTCTGCCGTGTCAAGTTCCCTCTCCGCTGTTGAATCGCGATCCATTAGGATCTTCTGTTCTTCCTTCAGTAACTTGTCTTTATTTTCGAGTTCGCTGATAAGGTTGCGTGCTTTTTCCGCTTCCCGCTCATATCCCTCCGCGAGTGTTTTGGCTGCATCCCGGTAAAGCTTCCTGTCATTGCCAGAGTTCAGCTCGACCTCTTTTCTTTGGATTTCTGCCAACCGAGTCATCTCCGCGAGCTTAGTTTCCGCGTCATGGATTTTCGCTCCCATGTCCCCCGCTCCCTTTGAAACTAACCTGCCAAGTTGCCGTTCGACTTCAAGTTTCGTGCTGGCAAGCCTTTCGACCAATCGCTTTGCCTCTTCGGCATCCCCCTCAAGGTCGGACGACTTCGATGGCATTTCGTATCCGAGTGGCTTGCCAGATAGGTCTGCAAGCTCCTTGCGTAATCCGTAAATGGTGTCGCGGCCCGATCTCTCAAACTCAGTGTTGCCTTGCCGGGTTTGGAAGTCGCCCATTGGATCACCGATCTTCCTGAGCATTTCTGCATTTGCTGCCGCCGCCTTGAGTTCGCTGGCGTGCTTGGCTTGCTCCGCATTGTATTGCTCAAGCTTGCTTTTTGCGGCGGATAAACCCTGAGCGTATTTCTGATTCGCGGCTGTAAGAGTTTCGGTCCTCTGTTTCGCGGCTTCCGCATTTGTCGCGAAATCATACAATCGCTTCCCAAGAACGCTCACCGCAACTGCGGCAATCGAAACGACACCGGCAAGCCCCATGCTTCCGCCGAATGACTGAATGATGCCGGGGATGTTGTTCAGCACCCCGCGAATGCCGTATTGAGCATCCTCAATGGCGCGTGAGACTTCCAGCACGCCCATCCCCTGCGTGTATCCACCCTGCCGTTGACCGCGCCCGCCCATAGCCTGAGTCTTGCGATTGAGTTGATCGGCTTTCTTGCCGATCTGGTCCATCGCTTGAATCACGCCCTTGTTCTGGGCTTCCATCGTAATGCTTACATCTGCGGCCATGGTGTCAGATTGCTAGGGTTTCGTCGTCGTCTTCCGGTTCGTCATCCAAGGACTTTGCGCGTTCCCGCCAGTTCTGTAGGTCGAGATCCATCTCGCCAAACTGCGGGTTTGTCCACTTGCGCGGAATCCCCTCGAAAACGAGGTATGCGTGGATCAGTTGAAAGCCTTCCGACATAGAGATCCCCCACAAGGCTTCGTCCCGCTGAATCCCGTTGGCGAGATACAGTTGGTGGCACCAGGTGGCTAGGAAGTGTGGGTAGCATGTCGATGGTCTTCTTCTTACTTTCCCGGCGAGGTGTCTTCCTTGGCGGTGGTCGATGCCGCGTCAACAGCTCCGATTTCAGCGTTGAACCATGCCAAGAACGGCTGGGCTTCGGTGGCGTGCATTCCCTCCTCGAAAATGTCGCGGAGAGCTTCACGCGGGTCTGAAGCGGCAAGGGCGGCGACTAGTTCCGGGTCGCTCTTGTCACGGGTGCAGATAACCCACGCGATGCCATTCGCCAAAGCGGAGTCGCCTTCCGGCAGTTCGCGGGTGAGGTTCTGGATGCGACTGAAGCGCCCGTAGGTCAGCTTGCCGTAAACAGGGTGAGGTTCGCGGAGGATTGCGTCTCCAAGTGCGTCTTGTCGTGTCATATTATTGGTTGAATTGGCTGAGAATCTTCCGCTCCGTCTCCGACGAGCAGTCCGGGTGAAGGAAGGCGATGGAGTCACCCTTGCGGATCATCACAAGCTTCCGATCCTTCTTCACGGCCTCAACGATCATCTTGTGATTCCAGAGCGCCGCTTTGACGTAGGCGAACGGATGATTCGGGTTGCGAACGTGGAACTGCGAATCCCGCCAGAAGATGATGAGTTCTGCGGTCTTGTATTTCCCGCAGTTCGACACTTCGCCAATCCGCCACAAGCGAACATCGCCAGAGGCAACCGTTGCGTGATTCTCGTCGCAAGGCACGCCCATTGCGGTGAGCGCCGATACAAGGCGAATGTCGGAAGTATTGGTCCCGTGGATGAAGGATGACATTTTATTCTATTATTGGTTGTGAGGCTTACGTCGCGGCCATGAACGGCTTGAACACGCCACCGAGGGTTCTGCGCTCTTCCGTTTCGTTGCCCTTGCCCACGCTCGCGCTGGTAAGGATTACCCGTCCACCGGTACTGTAGGTATTAAAGAATGCAGACCATGTTGGGGCGTTGGCGATGGTAAGCTGACTACCAAGTGTCCAAGTAGGGGAGCCAGAGGTCGAGAACGCACCTTCAATAGAGAAGGTTGCGGAAGCCCCGAAGAGAGCGCCAGCAACATGATCCCCGTCAGCGTCCGCGATGTAGCGTTCCTGGACGGTGGGGTCGAAGCTGACGGACTCTGCGAAAAGCCCGGTTTCGGCGGTGAGGCCGAAGTTGATTGTTCCAATAACGGTAGCAGGCATAATTTTGGTCAGTTGGGATTGTGTGGGTCTTGTCGGGCGTATGCCGTCCAAGTGAATTTTGCGCCCATTGCGCGGGATTGCATGAAAGATTCCTGTCCGGTGAGGGTCCACGAATAAACGTGGAGCTGCGGGTCGGCGGATTCCAAGAAAGTCCGCATGATCGGCTTCATTCCGATGATTTCCTCCAAGGCATCACAAAGCTCGCGGAAGTCGCCTTTGAGGTCTTCCGCTTGATCGTCCTGTTGGTCGATGGTCTTGAAGATGGTTACCTCGCCAATGATGTCGTAGTTGCCCGGAAGTAGAGGAGATCGCAGATTTGCATTGGTTGCAGCCACGATGACGCGGACGTTTTCCTCTTCGTTCTCGGCAAGCTCAATCTGCCCCGTCACGACAGGGTCGCCGGGAAGCGTGAGGTTGCCGATCACTTCGACAAGAGCCGTGGAAATTCGGTCGGTGATTGTCATGCTGCCGTTAGCATTACCTCCATGTTTTTCCGGTTTTTGTAGCGAAGCTCAAAGATGATCCGCATGGCATTCTTCGTCTGCTTGATCGCAGCATTTTGAAGGTGGTATGGGAAAGCTTCTTCAATGTATCTAACTAAAGATGAGATTTCAGCCCTGCCGTATGCACCGGTCGTCGAGACGAAAGCATTACCAATCCCGGCCCCGAAAAGGTTCTGAAGGCGGCGGCATTCTTTCGGCCACACGAAGCGCCCTTCTTCCGATTTGGCTTTCGTGTAGTTCCGCTGTCCGCCCTTCGTCATCAGCTTTGAGAAGGCGGCATACCAGCTTGCCTTCGCAAGTCCTGCCGTCTTCTTACGTTTTGCTGCAAAAGCATTCCGCCTGGAGCTTTCCACAAGCGCGAGCGGCGGGGTATTGGCTGCAAGCCGCAGCGCCCCATTGCGCTTGACGGTATACTTGTTGCGAAGCGCGGCGTATGCCTCGTTGCTGGTTTTCTTCGGCACCTTCCTCATCTTTGAAACCATGACCTTCGGGTCGGGGATGGCTTCGTATTTGGCAGCTTGCTCCTCGCTTGCATCAATTCCAAGTTTTGACAATGCGCGAGGCTTGCCGAAAAATGCTGCCAAGAAGGCATCCGCCTTATCCTTTTTGTAGGAATCTTGGATCAGCTGGTATGCGCTTGCACCCCATCTTGGATCATCGGTAGATGGATACGCTTTTTTTACGTCGTCGTCGATGCGTTGCAACATCGGCTCCATGGGCCATGCCTTTGCCTTCGATGACACGGGAAGCGTGTATTCCATGGCGTAGAAGCACGCCCGTTTTGCGGTCAGCGCCATGTCCTGCCCAAGGGTCTTCGCGACGTTATCGTTAAACGCCTTCACCCTTTTTTGCAATCTGGTGTCGTTGAACGTGATCATCGCTTCGCAAACTGGGATGCGTGAACCAAGAAGATTGTAGTAAAGACCTCACCGATGTCCGCATTCATCACGCGGAAACGCTCGCCCTTCGCCGTGCCGACCTTGCCGATAAGCTGTTGCCGGGTGATACCGGTTCCAAGTGTCCCGCAGATCGACGCGTCAACATCGAGCATCGGCCCGCCGTCCTCAGCTTGGGTCATGGACGAGACACCAGACCATACGCCCGTAAAGGAAACCCCGTTGTCGAGAACAAGAGTATCCTCGCCAAGAATCGGGTCCGTTAGGACACCCGCAGCTTGGAGGAATGAATCAACGTCTGACATGCACTCCTAATACCAAAAGGCAACTGGAGTGCAAGTGCAAAGGAGTTGCGTTTACTCGGGTGCTGCCGTGGTTGCCGCGTCGTGCCGGTAGGTGTGCAACACGGCGTCAATGTGGGTCGCGGTCCTGATGCGCTTGCGGGCCTGATGGCACCAAATAACGTCTTCACCGTAATTACCCTCAAGGAACAAGCACCCCGCCACAACCTCCCGCTTCCACGCGCAAACGTGCCACGGGGCGCGGAGCGTGATGCCTCCGGGGATGAACGGCCCGTCCTGGTTGTTGATGCCGAAATGCACTTCGGATTCCAGCCCGTTGTAGATTGCCCGCTGGCGGAACGTGATGACATCCGCGTTGCTCTCGGCGGCGGCAAGGAGTCGCTCCACGTAGTCGTCGGAAACGTCGTCGTCGTCGTCCACAAATGCGATGTATTTGCCGCGTGCGATGTCAACGAGCGCCTGCCGTTTCGCGCCGATACTGCGGGCGCGGTTGTCGAAAAGCACAAGATGCTCAACTGGGCTGTTTCCAATCTGCTCGGAAATGGCGGCGGCTAAGAACTTCGCGCTGTCCCGGTTCCAGATTGCGGGCGTTAGGATCGATAGGATTGGATTCATGTTTTTGGAAGATTCGGTCGTAGTTGCTGCGGAATTTCTCGCGGTCCATCGGGCGAACGTCATCGCCTTTGCCTCCTGCTGTGCCTCTCGGATTCATATTTTTCGGAATACCATCATTGTTGATTTGAGCCAGCAAGGCTCGTCCACGGATGCCCGCAAGTCCCGTGTCAGGTCGAGTTCAAGCGCAAGCCCCACCGCTGCCATTTTCTCAATGACTACCTCGTTACTCAGGCAGTTGACATGCCCGCGCCCAGGTTGCTTTGGAAGCGCCCACGACAGCACGCAAAGCGCCCCGGTGTCGGTTGCGTTGGCGATGTTCGCAATCAGCGTTGCCTCATGCTCGGGCGGGACATGCTCGCCAACTTCGATGCAGACGACTTGCCGTGGATTGACGACAAGCGGCGTCGTGAGGTCATGCTTGATATGATCCGGTTTCATCGGGTCGCCTTCGTATCCGAACGCCATGAATCCCGCCGCGTTAAGTTCGTCCACGAGGAAGCCGTTCCCGCATCCAAGGTCGTAAACCATCACATCCTTGGATAGATTCCGCTTCAACCAGTCGGCAAGCTGCGGCGAATCCGCGTGGGTGTCGTGCAGGTCAGAACGGAAGACTCCAGTCGCTGAAACGCCGTTGACTAGCTTCTCGAAAATCTCCTGCCCCATCTGGTAGTGAATGCTGGCGTTGCTGCGCTCGTAGGTCGCATCCGACTCAGCCTTCCCGAATGCCGGGTGGATATGCTCGAAAACGATCCGGTCGCGGGCGTCAATTACAACGCCGTCGCGAAACGCTTCATAAGAAAACCAGTTGTCGGAGAACATCGAGAAGAACTCGGTGTAGAAGAAGTAACCCTGATCAACGAAACGTTGACGGGTCATAATCGCCATGCAAAGCAAGTCGTCTTTCCGGTGTCCGTCGCTGACCGCGAGAACGGCAGGTTTCGAGGTGTCGCTAATGGCCTCACGAATTGCCATATCCCATCCTTGGAACGGCTCCCAATCGTCGGAAAGCTGAACTAGAATCTCACCCTTCGCTCTGGTTGCTGCCACGTTCCAAGCTGCGACCGGCCCGCCGTCTCCGGTTAGGAAAACGTGGTTGTAAACGGTCAGAAGCATTACCTCGGGATCGTCGATATCCAACCCGAAGATATGCTCGACGGAATCGGGATCGGCAGCGGATTCCAGCCACTTGCGGCGGCATTCGGCGGCTTGCTTAACCCTGCCTCGCGTGGCGTGCAACAGGCTGATCTTCGCCCCGTGGCGGATGAAGTGGTTTTGCTCCGTCGCGTCAGCTTCTTCGATCCTCCCGTTGGCCCGTAGCGCCATCCCGTGCAGGTTCTCGCCTAGCCATCCGTAATATTTGCCGCGTGCGTTCCAATCGCATTCAAGTGGCTTGGAAAGCGCCCGCATCGCGGTGGTGAATCCGAGAGCTTCAGCGGGTCGTCCCATGCCGATCATGCAAAGCGCCATCTCGCCGTATGCCTCGCGTCTGGCGGGGTCAGTTCCCAGTGCTTGCAAGATCAGATTGGACCGCGTGCTGATGTCGCTCGCCATTTGACCGGCGGCAATGAACAACTCAAAACGCTCGGCCTTGCCCATGCCCTCAGGCGGATTGGCGAGTAGATCGACAACCTCGGCGGCAGCTTCGTCGAGTCGCCCGACTGCTCGCAAAGATTGGAACAGGTGGAAGCGGTGCGAGTTCGTCCGCTTGTCCTTTGGAATGCTTTCGAGGATTCGCAGGTTGCGCTCGTCGTTCGTCCTTCGCGATCCCTCGGGCGCGTGTAGGATCTTCGCGTTGGTGATCCTCGCAAGCTTCGCGCCTTCGCGGAAAACAAGATGCTCATGGATTGGAGAAACCCACTTGGCAGAACCGCGCCGAATCACCCTCTCGCGGAACACGGTCACGCCGTCTTCTGGGACTTCATAGGCCACCTCCAACCCGTCGCAGTCATCCGGCATCCGGTCGATAGCATCGCGGATTGCGGCGATTGACTCTGGCGAGATTACGTCATCCATGTCTGCCCACATTACAAAGTCGCCGGTCGCCATGTCGAACGCCATGTTTCGGGCGGCGGAGAAGTCGTCAACGTGTGGCCATTGGTTTTTCGGGTCGTTCCAATATTCGCCGGTAATGCAGCCGCGAGACTTGGCGATTGATGAAGTCTTGTCCGATTCGACCTGCCAGCCCGTCGCTCGCACCACAATCACCTCATCGGCAATCGGTTGGAAGTGATCCAGAAACCGCCCGATGTAACGCTCCGCGTTGCCCGCAATCACCGCCAGTGTCAATTTCATGTTTTATTGAACGGCATATAGCCATATCGGCATATACCCGGCAAGCGAAAACCCCGACCGGGTGAGCGGTCGGGGTTTTGCCATGAACAACACGAAGCAGCAGCGGGAAATCAGGTGGTCGCGGTGCAGAACGTCTTCAGCGCGAGCGTAACGGCCTTGGAGTAGCCGTAGAGCGAGTGCATGTTGATGAACCACTTCGCTTGAGCGCGGGACCAGTGGCGGGTGTAGAGAAGCGACAAGCCGGTCGCGTCATCGACGATCTCTTCCATTGCGTCGAACTCGCCTTCAGGGAGTTCATCCTGAATCCGGCGGAAGGCAACCGCGATGGCATCCTTGCCGCAAACGAACGCGTTGAGCGAAACGCTATTGGTCGGGAAGATCGAGGAAGCGTAGAGATCCAGTCCGAAGATGGTTCCCAGCTTACCCTGGTTGATCGCGGCGTCGTTGCCACGGTTGAGAGCAAGGGTAAGTTCCGAAACGCCAAGCAGAGCGGACTCGATGGACCGGTTCATCACCAGCGACATTTCGCCGTCAGGGATGCCTGCATCGAGAGCGGCCTTGCGAGCCTCGATCAACTGAGCGCGTACCCAGCTTGCCGAAGCGAGCGTGGTGACAGCGGTTCCAAAGTTCGTGGTCGTAATGACCGACATGATGTCGAGCATCACCGTCTTGGCGATGGACTTGGCAAGCTGAGTGGTGAACCGCTCGGTGCGACCGGCAGCGGATGCCTCAAGCAACTGCTGGTGGGTCAGGTCAATCGGAGTGATCCGGCGCTTGTCGAGCGTGACGGTCACGGCGGTGATGAGTCCACCGGTCTGCTCCATTACATCAGTCGCCTGGGTGAAGGTCGTGGTGGTGGTGTTGCCGTAGAGTGGCACGACGACCGCATCACCGGGGCGTTTCAGCTCGTCGGAAATGTCGGTGGTGAAAGCGTTGATTGGCATCAACAGCGAATTAAGCTGCTGAAGAACCTTCTGCCCGTAGATCTTGTCGTTGTAAACGGTAGCCATGATGGTGAGTTAGTGAGTGGTTTGCGGGTTGGTGAAATTATCGGAGACGCGCCTTGTTTTGCTCGGCGGCGATCTCTTTTTCGTGGGCGTTGAAATAGGCAGTAGCCTGCGCGCCCTTGAGGGATTCAAATTTGGCGAGATGCCCGGTTGGCTCCTCGTCTTCGCGGATGCCCTCTTCGATGGCAGGGTGGCCGGAAGCGACGATGCGGTTGGTGACTTCGCGGTTGATCGCGTCCTTGATCGGGCATTCACCCTCCTCCTCGGAAGTGGCTGCGGCGACGATGCGCTCGGCAATCGCGGTTGGAGACTTGGCGGCTTCAAGTTCAGTCTTCGTGGCGTTGTGCGCTTCAGCTTCCGCCTTGGCCAACGACTCAAAGGTTTCGGCTTTCGCCTTGAACTCCGTCACCTCACCGACAGCACCAGCAAGAAGCTCATCAGCATCTTTCAGCTTTGCGGTCAGGCTTTGGATTTGAGTGTCTTTTGCGACGAGTTCGCCGTTGGCAAAGTCGAGCTTGGCCTGAAGTTCACCGTTAGGAAGAAGTCGGTCGAGAATGCTCATAGTGTTACTGGTTTGCTTTTGCAACTTTTTTGCGTTTTCGTCAATAGCGGATTTTCCGATGATGCTGTCGGCAAACTTTCGCTCGACCGCTTCGGTTGCGCCCATCCAAGTCTCCTTCTTCATTAGTTCGCGCATCTCTTCCTTTTCAGCGCCGGTAACGCCCGCGTAGATGCTGGCAATTTCGTCGCTCATCTCGTCGAGAATCTTCGCGGCTCGGGCGTGATCTTCGGAATCTCCGCCGACCGTTTGCTGCGCTTCGTGAATCATGATCCGCGAGCCTTGGGTGATTCGTCGCTCGTCTGCCGCCATGAAGATCACCGATGCCATGCTGGCGACGATGCCGTTACCGGTTGCGATGACGCGAACACCGCGCTCCCGCATCCCCATCAGGGAGTGGTAAACGCGATACCCGTCGAGAACGCTGCCGCCTGGGCTGTTGATCTCGATTTCCAGCGTCTCAAGCGCGTCGTCGGCTTTCGCCGTAAACTCGCCAATCCGTAGGTTTTCGGCAACAGCCTTCGCGCCGTAAAGAGTTTCAATGTCCCTGATCAGGTCGTCGGAACTCCACGGCGTTACCGCGTCGTTCAGCTTTACCTTGCCGGTTCGGTTTTCAATCTGGATCAGATTCATCGTCTTGAGTAGTTTGTGGTTCTTCGGCTTTGTCTGTGTCGCCCATATCGTTCGGGGTCCACATGCCCTTGTAGCGGGGGTCAAGTTCGACTCCGCTGCCCGCTTGCGATGCAACGAATGCCTTCTCTTTCTTGACTGCCTGCTCAAACTTGCGCGGCCAGTAGTCCTCCTCGTCCTTGCCCATGTCGGAAAGGATGTCGTCGTCGGAAATTAGACCGGCACGCCAGAGTTCAATAGTCGCCTTCGCCACTCGCCCGTCGTCAATCGTGAGGATTGGCGGCATGTTGAAGTCCCATCTCCACCAGTCCTCGGATTCACCGATTCGACCAAGCTTCTTGAGCTTCTGCGTGGCGTATCCGATGCATCGTTTGGCGAGAACACGAAGCGATGCCTGACGGTCCTTGATCGTCCGACGCGCAAGCTCGATTTCCTTTCGTTCCGCCGTTCCCTGTCCGGTGGCCAACCATGTCAGCGCCACTGGCCAAGGTATCCCGGCGAAAACCATCCTGATCATGCGGTCGTTGTAGTCGGACCACATATTTCCTGGATTCTCATGCTTCAGCACCTCGATTTTGCTGCCGGTCCCTGCACGGAAGTGCTTCACGGCACCTCCATCGAGGTATTTCACAGCAGTATTTCGCTGCGGCTCGTCATTGCCACGGTTGTCGTCGAAGTGCGATCCGGGTAAACTGCTGTCAGGAACGCCGCTTTCGTTAGATTCCACCATTGCGATACTGGATCGAACCAGCATGTTGAGGCGTTCCCATTCATGGGACTGCATCGAGTCTCGAATGTCGTTTAAACCGTGGGTGATCGACGGATAGCCACGACGGGCTTCCGGGTAGTCCGACTCAAAGCAATGGACGATTGATGCCGCTGAAATGTCGATGAATTTGTCATCGTCCACCATGTATCGGTAGGCAATTACCGTCCCCTTTTTGTTGGTGATTACCCCGTCACTGATGGTCGCCCCTCGGTATGCGCCTGACTCGACAGTATCGGTTCCGTGCCGGTAGTCTTTCTGCCGGATGCGATGAGACGGGATGATCTGTAGGGCTGGATATCCGCTGTCGTGTTCGGTTAGCAGGATGAACACCTCGCCATCACGGTCGAGCAAGATGGATGAGTGGTAGAGTATGTCCGTGAATCCCCGACCTGCGCCTGCAAGGTCGGCAATCGGGCAGAATTCCTCGCGAATGACCCGCTCGGCTTTCTTTCTCCACCGCTCGGACGACGATGCGTTCTTGGGCTTCCATGCGTCACCGACCGAATACATAGCGATCTGGCGGATCGCTCCTTTGACCGGCCCGAAATTCTCGATGATCGACCTGGATACAGCAACAAGGGTGTGCCTGTCGTATGGCGTGATAAGCTTCTCGATGTCGTCTAAACGAGTCGGTTGCCACGGTCTGGAAGACGAGCTTCGGTCGCTTCCTTGAGAAAAGCGACGGGACGAAGAGATCGGGTTTCCGTTTACATCAACGATAGCCATGGTCAGAAGCGGGCGTAATAGGTTCGGGATGGTCGATAGCCGGAATTCAGCCCATCAACCGCAAGCTTGAGTGCCTTGCGCCGGTCCTCGGTGGAAACGTCGATGCGGATTGTCGCGCTGGCACCGTTCTTGGATGCTGTGACAATCGTGCCGAAAGTCGCCCCTGACGCCATGCTGGAAAGCAGCGTTGCCCTCGCATTCCGTAGGGCAGCAGCGAAAACGGCGTCGTTTTTCGCCTCGTCGTAAAAGTCCTGCGCCAAGCTTACGATATCCGCCATGCGCGGCAGTAAATTACAAATGCAACCAAGTTGCAAGAGCGGAAATTTACTCCCGCGCCTTTACATGCCCGCGCATCATCATAAACGCCGTCGCGGACATTTCCGTGTCGAGCAAGTGGTTGTCCTTCTTGCCGATCCGCTGCCAGATTTGAGTCTGTCGGTTCTCTTTCCCGACCACGATTGACACCTTCCGCTCGGCGTTCATGTGCTGCTTGTAGTCGGGGATCACATCGTCCGGGTGTTCCCATCGCCCTAGCCTCCCGGCCCGCAAGTCTGCCAAAACGTCCTTCACCGGGTTTACGCAGATGTTCAGGAACGACATTTGCAAGCCGCCCCCGGACTGACCGGACTGGATTCGCGAATAGGGCGCTTTGACCACTCCTTTCGAGGTGTTGATCGGAAAGCTTTCCTGCTGCACCCCGTGGTAAGCAGTCCATCCAAACTTGGCGCATTGCTGGTAAACGAAGTCGCGGCGATACTGGGCATCGACCAGCACGCACTTGGCCCGGACCTGGTATCGCTTCCGCATCTCCTCGGCTTCCTCAAACGTGAGAAGCTGGCCGCAATTCAAGAGCTTGCTGTTCCCCTCGGAGTCGCAAGCGCGGATCGAGAACCAAAGCGAGTTCTGCTGAACGTCCATAGTGAGGCACCTGTCGGCCTCGTTGTCGATCAACCGCCCGTCCGCGTAGTCCTCGATCTTGTATCCGCCGGAAATCAATTCGGCAGGCGGGTCGAACTGTGACGGCTTCCAGAACTCCGCGAGCCGCTTCTTCACGAAGATTTGAAGTAGCGACAGATCGCCTCTTGCCTTGGCGTCCTGCGCCTCCTCCCATTCCATCACGGCTTTCAGCCAGGGGATTCGCCAGATCGCCAGCACGTTGCAATG